CAAATTCAGGGACACCTTCCGTGGCTAAATATCTTCCTTTTGCAATTTTACGTAAAAGTGCTCTTGAAGGATCGCCAGCTTCAGCTACTTCTTTTCCAGTTACATAAGTTTCTATAGACCCTGCTCCATATTTGGCTTTTAAACCGTCTGTAACTATATTGTCTACAGCCTCTGCAGAAGGAAATAAAGGCCCTGAAGTTCTACCCTCTTGTTCTGCTATTTTTAAAGCATTGTGAATTAGAACCTTACCTAAAACAGTAAAGTTTACTTGTTTATAACCTTGTTTCAGCTCCCATCCAGAAGCGTGTAAATTATACCTACCTCCGTATGTAGACCCTTCACCTACTGCGTTTTGTTCTTTTATAAAATTTTCTATTCTTAAACCTTTTGTTTCTTTTGCTCTATGACCAGTTAAATTCATATATTGAGCAGTTATTTTACTTAAAGGATTATTAATACCATTTTCTATTTCTCTTAATGTAGCATATATGTCATTAGGAAGGTCTACTATTTTTCTACCTCTTCCTGTACCTGTTCCTGTTTGTGCTTTTACTTTACGACCTGTTCTAGTGCCAAAAAATTCTGTAAAGTATCTTTGATTTGTATCATACCCTGAATATTTTGTAATTTGATCAAATACAGTTTCTAGGCTAGTCCCATAACTAAATCCTTTTTCTTTTATTTTTTTAGCTACATATTCTAAATTAGTTGGGTTTTTAAATTCTTCGATTGGCATATCTAATACAGACGTTTTATTAGGTAATTTTAAATTTTCCCAATTTTTAAGATATGAACTAAAAGCATTAATAGCACTGTTTTTCCACGGGTCAGCACCTTCACTTTTTAATATTTTTGGATTATTTTCTATAAGTTTTTTTATAGCACTATTAATAGTTTTACTATTTAAGTTTACTTTTTCATCCCCTTCAGCAAGTATACCTCTAGTAGCTATTGCTTCAAGAATTACATCTCTTACTTTTGTTTCACCCGTTGCCATAATTAATACCCAAATACCTGATCTTGTGGTTCATATTGTTGTGTTTGTTTCATCATTCTATGTGGAGAATGCACATTCATCAAAGTTCTACTCATTACCATATATCTCAACGCATCGTAAGCATGATCTTCAGCTTTCGTATCCACATCTTCAGGGTTAGTTTTAGATATAGGTAGTGTAGGTAGAGTCCTGATTGTATTGTTGCACGTAGAAAAAAAGCGAAGCCTAGGAGTGCCATGGTCATCACAGGCTAATCTCCTGTGGACTTCTATCTTCCCTGCAATTCTGTTCCTGTCCGCTGGTGTCCATCGTGCTCCTCTTCGTATCATAGTCTCGGCAATAGAAGGCCCCAAACCTGTTCTGTTCCAACAGGAAGAATCCAGCGTTGTCTGCTGCATTGGTGGGTCTTCTCTTTCCATTTGTACTATCAAATCTCCTAACCTTTCTCCTGTGAACCCTTTTACATAGAGTTCTCTATAAATCCATATGTTATTGTCCCAATCTATGGCTCCCCAGAGGATACATGAGGGTGAAGAATACCCATAATCGCCTGATCGTATCCTAGTCCAGCCAGAAGGCACCTCAAACGGCTCTACAACGTGTGTCTCACGGCTAAATTCAGTGAAAGCAGAGCCATCTGCTACGTCCCAGTCACCTTCTAACAACCTTTTTCTCTCTATTTCCGGTAGAGACATCAACATCGCCTCATATTGACCGTCATCAAATAGATATGGGTTGTCTGTTAACCTCGCAGGCACGAATTTGCGTAAAAATAACGGCTGATCGGCCTTTGGGTGGTTCACTGGGTACTTTAAAACCTTACCAGTGTCAAAATCCTTAGCCCAGAAGGGGTCATTTGGTGGATTTGGGTCGATATACATCTTTTTTACCCACCAACCACCGGTTCCTCCGGGGTTTGCTGTACATCTCATGTACATTCCTAAGTCTTTATCCGTTGTTCTCAGTCGAGAACGTAAGTAATTCCACACATACGGTGTGGGATACTGTGTAATTTCGTCTATTCCTATCCAATTGAACGCTTGTCCTTGGTATCTAGTCACGTCTCGGTCATCATCTACGTATGAAAACCATATCCTAGCACCTGATGGGAACTGCCAGATGGACTTTGCCTCCTTAAATACAGCTCCGGGGAACGCTTTTGGATAGAGTTGCTTGCTTTTGTCTATCAATTCGGTCAATTCTGCCAGTGTTCTTCTTAACAGCAAGCCCCTATGGTTGGGATTTGATGCATCTCGCAGCACATCTGCTAATAATGCATAGGATTTTCCCCCTCCTGCTGCTCCTCCGTATAAGACATCTCTTTCAGGTGACTCAAGGAACATAGTCTGTGGGCCTTCGTTAGCCCTGAATACTACGTCATGGTGCTGTAAATGCTCACGTACAGCTTGAGGCACCCTCTTCAAGTCCTCATCTGTGATCACACTGACGGACTTCTGTCTTCCCTTCAGAGCATTGTCCACCTTGACAGCAGCTTCTTGAGCTTCCTTGGCTGAACGCCTCGCTTTCTTAGCCTGTTTCGTCAGTCTTTCAGCTCTTCGCTTCTTTTCAGATAGCTGTCTCTGAGTAGCCAATCTGGCCTTCATCTTTCTAGACCAGTTATAACTCGTCTTTGGTTCTCCCTCTTTCTTGGGAGGTCTACCTCTTTTTGGTTTCTGTTCTTCTGTCATCTATCTAAGTGTACACCTATTTTCATTCGCTTTGTCAGACCGGGGTTTGATATCTTCCTACCCGATGCTGTACTTAGCCATCTCGCAGCTTTTGCAGGCCCACAGCTGTTTGCGAATGTAAACGCCTTTTCTAACAATTCCAACTCTTTCTCTATAGGAATATATTCTTTTCCATCCTCTGATAGTTCATATCCAAATGGGATGGTTGATGTTGTTCTTCTCAATTACTCACCGTACATGTCAACTGTTCAGGGCACATACCCTCATAGGTAACAATAGTAAAACTATCCTGATTAGGAAATCTGTATCTACATTGCATACCTTCCATATCGTTGCTGTTGTATGGTCTATACTCTGACAGCTTACAACTTATATATCTCTCGTGTTTAGGAAACCTCTTACCAAACATACTAGCGTGTGCCTGATCGTATCCTTCATTTATACAGATGGCGTAGCCCGTTTTAAACTCTCCACAGAGATCGTGTGCGTTTACTTTACTAGCTACTGCTGTGGCAATCCATATCATCATGGCTGCTGCCAGTAATGCTACCACTGCTATAGAAGATATCTCTATCATCTTTCTCTGTCTCTCTTGCTGTTTGTAAATCATTTCTTGTCTTTGTTTTCTAATTTTTCCTTGCATTTGCAAAAGTTCATTCCATGCATTCGGCCCATGTGCAAAGTTAATGAACGTCCTAAGTTCATTCTCCATCGCTTGAGCTTTTTTCTTAGCTGCGAAAGCATTTAACGCCTCCTCTTCAATAGACGCACCCGCAAATATCTTTTTAAATAGCGGAGGCTTCTGCGACATCTTTTGAGCTTGGTTGATATCGGAGCAAGCACCCATCCATCTACCCATATCTCCATACATGCTTTCCACGTCACGACCCACCTCAAAGCCTTTCTTAATGACGTTAAAAGCTGCAGTTGCTGTAGCCAGTGCCGTAACTGGATCAACCATACTTTCATACCCTTCCTCTGTTTTTTAAAGTTTCTTATTTGCATAATGCTTTTAAGATTTTACTTTCTTCAATCCTTTTTTTCTCTTGTAATAAACAATATAAAAATTGCTTACTCATAACACACCTCCTAATTAAAGTTAGTGCGTTTCTTCGGTCTTCCCTACTTCCGACTCTTTCGAGTTAAACGGTTGCTGTTTTTTTCTATCCTTCTGTATCTTCTCTAGTTCACTAATCGTGTAATATTCTTTCGTTACGAAATCTAATACTAGACAAGCTATACTATTACTCATCTACATTTACTACTGGCATCTCCTTCTTAGCTGGCATCAATACCACACCGTGAAGTAACTTACCTTCTACATCAATCTTCTCTTGTTTGCCCAGACCGACCCTGTCGAGAAGTGTCTGTGCAGCCTTCAGTCGCAACTCTGCCCTAGGGTGTTCACCTACATCATTCATACCCTCAACTACACGATTGATTGCTGTAACCGAGTGTGCTGCAAGTTCTACCTTTGCCTGTTCTATAATCTCATCCTTGAGAGACTGTAATACGTGCTGTCTAGAAGATGGCTTATAACCAGCCAGCTCTAGTGCCTTTGTAATATTACCACCACACTTGAATAGTTCTGTTAAGAACGATTGCTGTTTTTCGGTTAGCTCTCTGGATTTTTCTTTTAGTAATCCTTGATTCATTTCTGTTGCTGTGTTAAGTTGGAAACCAGCATAAACGGTTGCTGTCCCCTGTTCATCCCTGTGTTGTAATTGGTGAGACCTGAACGAAGTTTATGCCTTATTATATAATTATACTGTATATACAGACTTTGTCAAGTTTTTTCTTGACAGGTTGCTCATAGGGGTGTATAATAAAAGGTAAGCCTTTGGGGGAGCATATATATAGGTATACTTATAGACAGCAACGGGGTCTTACTTAGGTACAGCCACGGACAGCAACTGGTTTAAACCCCCATTTTCCCAAAATTATTATCGCCATTGCATACGCATACGTGGGCACCCCCCGTGACCCCTGCGTGGCGTACACGTAAATATCTTTCTTAGATAAATAATTATGACGACATCTAGCTCTAGTCTGGTTTTGTCTGCTGTCATAATTGTTATTATGCCACGCACACACACACGCATTAAATAGAGTCTGACAATTTTCTGGTTTAATCTAATTAAAACTAAGCATTAACCAGCTGGTGGGCGTGTCATTCAACCCAATACAAATCCAATGTTATCAATTAGTTATGAATTAAGTAGGCATTTAAGCCAGATGTAAAAATACCGTTGAGTATTAACCTACATACAGCAACGGTATTTATATTTTTGATTACAGAATATCAGTTAAAAACAATATAATAATTGCCATTTGTGTAGCAATTACAACCCAAAGAATAAACAAAGTTTTATAATATTGGGCATAGCCTT